AACAACCTCGCCATTATCCTGGCGGCGCTCGATATCGCCGAGGCTGTCGCCGCAAAGTCGGAGGCAGAGACATGAGCGACACCACAGACGCCGCGCTGGAGCAGATGCGCATCCAGCTTCGCGATCTTGAGTTGGACCACGTGCAGCTCGCCGGCCGCATCCTGCAGCTAGGGCACGACATCGCGCTGCTGGAGCACGGCCCGCGCCGCAAGCCAGGCCGGCCACGCAACATCGCGATGGCGAACCCCGTCCAAGCCAACCGCATGGAACCGGAGGAGATCGTCGCATGACAGAGCAGGAGATGGCCCGCGCCATTATAACCGAGATGCGCGCTGCGGACTTAGCCACAGCGCTACGCCACGCGGTCGCCGGGGATGCTCACTGGCGCCTGGACGCAAAGCGATTGCTAGACGATATCGACAACGGCGTGCTGCGACCAATGCCCGAGCGGGCTGCATGAGCGACGCACCTCGCAACATCCCCGTGCCGGATGCGTTGGCCGAGGTGCGGGCGCGGATGAAGGAACTGGAAACGCAGGAGGCGGAACTGAGAAATCTGCTGATCGCCAACCCAGACATTCGCGAGGGCGCGGCGTGGCTCGCTGAGGTCAAGGTATCCCAACGGGAGACGACCGACATCAAAGAGATGCGCGCCAACCATCCCGACATCGTCGAGCAGTTCACGTTCCCCGTGGAGATTACGCGCGTTGTGCTGTCCGGCATAACCGAGGACGGGGAGATCGTGCCCGCTCGCGCCATGCGAGGCGCCGCGAAATCTGGAGACACACAATGAACGCCATTACCACGGTGCCACCGCCCCTCGCGTATGGCGACATCGAGCGGCTCGCCGACGCCATCGCCAAGAGCAACCTGTTTGGCATCAAAACCAAGGAACAGGCGCTGGTCCTGATGATGATCGCCCGCTCAGAGGGCCGCGATCCCGTCGAGGCTGCCAGGGATTACGATATCATCCAAGGCAAGCCAGCGAAAAAAGCCGAGGCTATGCTTAGAGATTTCCTAACCGCAGGCGGCAAGGTCGAATGGCACGAGTTGTCCGACACAAAGGCCGACGCCACATTCACGCATCCGCAGACCGGATCGGTGCGGATCGATTGGGATCTTGCGCGGGCCAATACGGCAGGCTTCGGCGGCAAGGATATGTGGAAGAAGTTCCCGCGCCAGATGCTGCGAAGCAGAGTGCTGTCGGAGGGCGTCCGCACGCTCTGGCCGCTTGCCACGAGCGGGATGTATGTCCCGGAGGAACAGGCCGACATACCGGTGCACAACGGCCCGACGCTGGAGGCGACGCCCGAGCGGGAAGCTATCAACGCGGAGATTCCCCTGCGTGCCGCGGCCGCTCCGATGCCGCGCTCCGAGAAGCTCGTCGATAAGGCCCAGGTCTACGAAACAACGGAGGACACGAACCAGAAATGGCTGCGCAACCTGGAAACCAAGCTGTCCATGACGCAGTCGCAGGCTGAGGTGGTCCGAATCAGCGATCTGAAGTCGGTGAAAGACGCGGTGCAGCATGCCCCAGCGGAGATCAAGCAGCGGGTGAGCGAGCTGCTGGCTGACGCATACGCCCGCTTCCCAGAGGACGACCTGAGCGACGAGGCGCTCGGCGAGGTGGAAATTGCCGGTGCGGAGAAAATGGCCAGTGGCTGACCAATCTATAGACCAACCGCCATGAACCGCAAGGCCAACCTTTTCCGCCTGTATCCTACGCCAGAGCAGTCTGCTCAGATGGCGCAGATCGCTGGCGCCTGCCGGTTTGTCTACAACGTCGCCCTTGAGCAGCGCCGCGATTGGTATCGGCCCGGCCGCAAGTTCTCCTTCGCCAGCCAGTGCCGAGAGGTCACCATGCTACGCGCCGAGGTGGATTGGCTGAAGGCGTGTCCGGTTCACACGCTACAGCAGGCGCTGAAGGACCTGGACCGCGCCTATCAGAACTGGTGGGCTGGCAGGGCCGAGGCGCCGACCCCGCGCAAGAAGGGCGTCAACGATAGTTTCCGCTTCCCCGATCCTGTCTCGATCAAGGTCGAGCGCACCGGCAAATCGTCGGGCCGGATCAAGCTGCCAAAGCTAGGGTGGGTCATCCTTCGCGGTTGGTATGCGATCCCCGGCGATATCTGCAATGCGACGGTCTCTCGTCGCGCTGGGCAGTGGCACGTCGCCGTCCAATGGGAGCAGGAGATCGCGGAACCGGCGGTGAGCGTGCTGCTGCCGTCAGTCGGCATTGATCGTGGCATCGCGGTATTCGCTGCGCTCAGCGACGGCACCAGCATTGCGCCGGTCAATCACGGCAAGAAAGCGCTACGGTCATTACGCCGTGCACAGCGGAACCTCAGCCGGAAGCGGCGTGGATCGTCTAACCGGCGCAAGGCCATCCGTCGCGTCGCGAAGATACAGATGCGGGTGGCGAACGCCCGCAAGGACTTCCTCCACAAGTTATCAACCGACATTGCCAAGAACCACGGCACCGTCGTTGTGGAGGCGCTGAAAGTGCGGAATATGTCCGCATCTGCGAAGAGCACGCCCGAGGCACCAGGACGTAAGGTCCGGCAGAAAGCTGGATTGAATCGCGCGATCCTCGATCAGGGATGGAGCATGTTCAGCCGATTCCTTGGCTACAAGCTAGCGGATCGTGGTGGCAGGCTGCTCGAAGTGCCAGCCGCCTACACCAGCCAGACGTGTTCTGAGTGCGGCGTTATCGACATTGCGAGCCGGCTCGATCAGGCGCGTTTTGCTTGCGTCGCGTGCGGGCACGAAGCTAATGCCGACACCAACGCGGCGATCAACATATTGCGGCGCGCGGACTGCGCGTTGAAGCCTGTGGAGGGGCACCGCACTAAGCGGCCCGTTGAAGCAGGAACCATCCTGGAGTTGGCAGCATGAGCCGCCGCCCAAGGAACCTCGGCCCTGAAGGGCCGAGAGGATGTCAGACGCTCATATCCCGCCTGGCGGACGCGCTGCGCGAGTGCAGCGACGACCTGGAGGCTGAGATTGCCTCCCGGTATGGCGGATCGCAGTTCTCCTATCCGAGCCAGAGCGCCCGCTATATGCGCGACATGGCGCCGGTGGAGCGCGCCCGCGCCCTGCTGGCCGAGTGGGAGGAGAAAAAGCAGCGCTGGCGGCGGGCACCGGAGCAGGCCGCTGCCATTTGACCGCGATCAGCTCGGGCGGTTTGTGCGTGAGGCGTGGGTGCGGTGGGCAAGGACGCAGCCTGACCCCAAGGCGTCATGGCTCGTGCCCTACGACGAGTTGAGCGAAACGGACAAGGAAGCCGATCGCCAGGCTGTCGCCCGCTGGACGTTGATCGGAGACGCGGCAAAGGCATCTCGGCTGCCGGCTGAATAAATCCGCACCGAGGCGCTAGCGCGGCTCCGGCCCATATACGTCCGGGCGGAGGCGGTGGCGGCTGACGCCGCTGATGCGCTCGATTTCGAGCACTCGGCGCGGCGGCGCCTTCTCCCACCGCACGACCGCAGCGTGATCGATCCCTAGCTCCCGAGCCAGGGCGGAGACCCCACCGGCACGGCTGATTGCCTCGCGTAGCGCTTTATCCTTCGGCATGGTGACATAGTTGCACCACCCTGCGTTGATTCTCCAACCCGTAGTTCCCCTCGTTCGCATTCACTTGACTCCTGGCCCTGCGTGACCTTATATCACGGCGTGCTCCGGCGCTAATGCCAATGAGCACACAACAAGGAGTTCGTTTATGTCTGCTTACACTACAGGTGACGGCTGGACCTCGGCCGCCGAACTTGATCTGGAAACCGCTAGCACCCAGGCATTCCAGGACGCCATCGTCCGCTTGACCGAATGGAGCGCAACAGCGCCGCCACTCGGACCATGCGCTCTCGCTTCTGGTTGGCACGACGTGACGCCGCAGGTCGCCGAAGATCTGCTGCGCCGCAACGAACACAACCGCAAGGCTTCGTTGGCTACGGTAAAGAAATACTACCGTGCTATGAAGCGCGGCGGCTGGAAGCCCACCGGTCAGCCTATCCTCGTCAATCAGGCCGGTAAGCTCGACGACGGAGCACATCGACTCCTTGCCGCCTACTTTGGCAAGGTGACTTTCCGCACCTATGTCGTTGCCGATGTGCAGGTGTTGCCGGAGATGTTCGCCTACATCGACGACTGCAAGCCGCGCAGTGCAGCCGATGCGCTTTATACCTCTGGCAACAACGGCCTGTCAGGAACCATAGCCCAGGTCATTAAGCTGGCTTGGCGGTGGGACGCAGGAGCGCTCTCAGTCATGTCAAAGCAGCCCCGATTTCAGGACGCATCGATACCTGAGGTGCTGGATTACGCCAACGCAAGGCCAGAAATGCGTGATGCCGTGCATCTTCTGGTCAGCAACTTTGGCAAGGCCGCGAACGTGATCGGCGACAAGGCAGTCGCTTCGCTGTTTCTGTGGAAGGCAACTGAGTTGCACGGGATGGAGGTCGTCCGTCCATTCCTGGTCTCGATTGGGGTTGGCGCCAATCTTGATAGCGACAGTCCGATCCTTGCGTTTCGCGAGCGACTGCGCGAAGCGGAGCACGATGAGGACGATGATATGCCGAAGGAGCGACGGCTGGCGCTACTGATCAAAGCTTTCAATCTGCACATTGCGGGTAAGAAGGTCGGACAGCGCGGACTCTATGTGCGGGACAACGAGAAGTTCCCGCGTCTCGAGCCGCAACCGATGGCAGAAGCCGCAGAGTGATCCAGCCTGAGGGGCAGGGCAACCTGCCCCTCTTTTCCCGGAAGATTATCATGAGCCAGACAAAGCCTATTGCTGATATCATCGTCGGCAAGCGCTTCCGGCAAGATCTTGGCGACCTCGTCCCACTTGCCGAAAGTATCCGCAAGATCGGATTGTTGCATCCGATCGGTGTCACCCAAGAGAACGAGCTGATTTTTGGCGAGCGGCGCCTGCGCGCGGCCCAGTCGCTCGGATGGACCGAGATTGCAGCAACGGTCGTCGACCTTCCGTCGATCGCTGCCGGCTCGTATCACGAGAACGCAATGCGCAAGGACTTCACCATCAGCGAACGCGTCGCGATCGAGGAAACGATTAGCCGCAGATCGCCAGGGCAACCGCGAAAGAATTCGGAAGAAATTCCGAATACTTTTATGACTCGTGAAAAATCGGCGAAACTTGCCGGACTCGGCAACCCCACAACTGCTCGCGAGGCTAAGGTCATTGTCAACCAAGGCATCCCGGCGCTTGTCGAGGCAGTCGATCGCAAAGAGATTGCCATCGAGCCGGGATTCGCCATCGCCTTGCAATCGAAGGAGCGACAAGCGGAGATCATCAAGTTGCCAGTGCTGGAGAGGCGTGCCGCCGTGCACAAGCTGGAGCGGCCAGGCAAGCGTCTTGGCGGTTCGCGCAAGAAGGTCAGCACCAGGGCCGTCGCGACAACGGTTCGGCCAACTATGACACCACCTCCGACCAAGGAGGAGTTAGGCTATCCGCCCGACGGATCATCGGTTGCCGAATATGATGCGTATTTCGCAAAATATGGCCGCACGCCACTCCGCCCAATGGTGATAGCCGATCTATTGAAGGACCGCCTCAGCACCACGGAGTTGGCTTTGGCACTCCTCTCCATCGCCGACGATCACCATCCTGATGCAGATGGCTTTTTTGAAAGTCTGGATCGGATGCTAGCCTGGGTGCCGCAGCCAGACAAGACCAATGGCATGCAGATGAACTTCGCATCAGACGGGCGCAAGACACTGGCGATGCTGGAGAAGGCGCTGCCGAAGGCGCTGGCACTGCTCCTCGCGCTCGACGCGAAGCTGAAGGAGGGCCAGCAAAAACCCTTTCCGGTACGGGTTTACGGGGCAGGCGTGAGTATGCCGTCATGAAGCTCTGCAAGGACTGCAAGTGGCTACGCCCACCGAATCCGCGCCGGCCGATATGCGGTCACCCATCGTCGGTCCTGAAAGGCGAGATCGATTCGGTCACGGGCGAGATGAGTGAGGACCGCCCCCTGACGTGCGAAGACGCCCGCATGTTCCTCGCCCACGACGGATCATGCGGACGCGAGGGCACACACTGGGAGGCGGCGGACGCGACTCCTGTGGGGTTCACATGAGCGGCTTCGCGATCTTCGCAATCCTATGGCTGGGGTTCTGCGCGGTGTTGTTCGGAGGCTTCATTAACGCGGTGTGCGGCGACTCGATCGCGGTCGTGGTGCTGCGATTTATCGACTCACCGCTTTACCCCGAAGCTCGCCAGGTAGCCGCGCTGATCTATCAGCATCCGGAGCAATGGCAGAACAGCGGCTACGGCTTGGAGCATCCAAAGGTCGGCAGCATCACAGGCGCCATCGCGCTCACCCTGGAGGTCAAGGGCGGCTTCGGTAGATGGGAGCCGGGCAGGATCGAGCGCCGGATCATCTTCAACGCAGTGCAATGGTATCGCACGGCCTACATGAAGCATCTTCTAGCCAAGGGACTGATACAGCCATGACCGAGGATGAGACCAAGTACTGGGACAGTCGGATGGCTGAGATCAACGACAAGATGGAACGCATTCTTAACCGGATGACGGTGACGGAAGGTGAAGTGAAGAACCTCGGCATGAAGACCGACGTTGCGCGAGAGTTCAGCTTCCGCGTTCCTAAGCTGGTCGTCGATGCGCTCGAGGCTGGGTTGCTGCCACGGCTTAGGGGCATTGAGGAGATGCTCTCTGCCGTCGCTGCGCGTCTCACAACGATCGAGGGGAAGCTGTGACCCCCACCGACCGCCTACGCCTCGCCGCTATCCACCCATGAGTGATGACGAAGAACGCCAGCTAAGGATCGAGCTTATGCGAACACAGATCGAGAACCTGAAGGCAGATACAACCTACAA